CCGTCCACTACTACAAGCTGGAGGTTGACGGCGAGGAAATCCTCGAAGTTGACGACTTCGACGTGAAGCGCCGCGGCGTGTCCGAATGGGCGCCGATCCGCAACGCTCTGCTGCTGTAGCAGTCGGCCACCTATGCGGCGCCCGTCGCGGCGCCGCTTCTATTTTTCCAAAGGAGTAAACCCATGTCGAACACTGTTACTGTTGCGCTGTCCAAGCCGATCAAGGTCAAGGGCGCCGAGGTTTCCGAGCTTACGTTTCGTGAGGCGGAAATGGGCGACCTGATTGCCGGCGAGACGGTCGGCAAGAGCAACCAGACCGCGACCATCGTGGCGACGCTCGCATCGATGGCCGGCATTTCCTACCCGGAGGCGCAGAAGATTGCGCCGCGCGATTTTGCGAAGATCAACGAAAAGGTCGCCGTGCTGCTGGGAAACGAGGAGGCGGGGGAGGCTGGCACCGACTAGCCGTCTTCCTCGCTCAACAGACGAGCACGCCGCGCAACATCATTGACCACTACAACCCGGACTTCGCCCTGGCGGAATTCGAGGTCGTCATGGATTTGCGCGGCGAGGCCAACCGCAGCGGATATGCGGACCCGACGAAAGAGGATTAGCGCGTGGCTACACTTTCCAGCAAACTGATCCTCAGCCTTGTTGATCGCGTGTCGGGGCCGTCACGTGGTATTGCGGGCAGCCTGACGCGGCTGAATGGGCAGATCGCCCGGATGAACGCCGCCAATCGCTCCGTGGTCGCTCCCATGGCGGGGTTCGCGTCGCGGCTGTTGATGTACGCGGGCGCCTATATTGGCGTCACGCAGGGCGTCGAAAGCACGATTGGCGCGGCCCGCAACATGCAGGCCCAGCTTACTGAGGTTGGCATCAAGGCGGGTCTGTCCGGCGCGCAGATCGATCGTTTGCGCCAGCAGGTCTTGCAGCTTTCGCCCGCGACAAACCAGACCACGACCGACCTTTTGGCCGGCGTCGACACTATGGTCGGCCTTGGGCTTTCCGCCGAACAAGCGGCAGCCGCAATTCCGGCAATCGGCAAGGCTGCGACCGCTACCGGCGCATCGATGGCTGACCTCTCTGCCGCCGCCGTTGCGGCGATGCAGAACCTGAAAATCGGGCCGGAGGAAATGGCCCGGACGCTCGACGTCATGGCCGCCGCCGGTAATGCCGGCGCGTTCGAGCTGCGCGACATGGCGACCTATATTCCGTCGCTTGCCGCGTCATACCAAGGCCTCGGCCAGACTGGTGTTAGCGCGATGACGGACCTAGCGTCCGCATTGCAGATTGTTCGCCAAGGCACCGGCGACAGTTCCAGCGCCGCGACGAACCTGCAGAACATCCTCCAGAAGGTGAACGCGCCGCAGACGCGCAAAGCCTTCAAGAAGATGGGCGTCAATCTCGAAAAGGAGATGACGAAGGCTTCCAAGAAGGGCATGACCCCGATTGAAGCCATTGCGGATATTACGGACAAGACGCTGAAAGGCGACCTGTCCAAGCTCGGCGACCTGTTTCAGGACGCGCAGGTGCAGCAGGGCTTGCGCCCGCTCATCCAGCAGCTAGACGAATACCGGAAGCTACGCGAGGAGGTTGCGGCCTCAACCGGCGCCGTCGACGAGGCTTATGCCCGTCGCATGAAGAATGCGGACGAGCGGCTGAAGGCGCTGCAAATCCGCATCAAGAATGCCGGTACCGTTATCGGCGCCAACCTGCTTGAGCCGCTTGCGCAGGTTGCGGATTATTTCTCCAACATCTTCGATACGAGCGACAAGCGCGTTACCATCTTCGACCAGATCAAGGCGGCGATGGATGGCTTTGCCGGTGGGCTTGGCTTCAAGGGTGGCGCCGAGGCGTTGCAGGCTTTGGGCGATGCCATATTCGGCGTTGCGGGGCCGGACGGCGTCGCTGCCGGTGAGCAGCTTGGCCGCATTGCGGCGAGGTTCCGCGAGTTCGGAGAGACTATCCGCGGCATGTACGACGCCGTGGCGAATAGCCCGCTTGGACCGTTTTTCGGCTCGATTTCTGGGTATGGTGCCGGCCTCGCCCTGACTGCAATCGGCATCGGTTTGTTCGCCGGGGCGGTGCGCAGCCTGGCGGGTGCGCTGTTCCTCCTGTCGGGCGCGAAAGCCGCCGTTGGCATTCTGAAGACGCTGGGCAAGGGCGGCCGGTGGCTGGCGAATGCCGCGACGATTGCCGATGGCGCGGCCGAGGTCGCTGGCGGTGGGAATGGCAAGCCAAAGAGCAAGCATCCCGGCGGAGCTAACAACCCGACTCCGGCTGTCGGCGGCCGGGGCGGCTGGCTGAAAGCGATGGGCCTGACCAGTGTCATGGCCATGTGGGCGACTCTGGTTCAGGGGCTCGGTGACACGCCGGGCGACACGTTTGAGGATATGGTCGCAAACCAGGCCAAAGACAGGGGGGCGCTTCAACGACTTCTTGGCATTGACCCGGATGGACCGCCGGCAGAGCAACCCGGTGCTGGTCCGTCTGCTCGCGGCCGGAAGCACAAGCGCGAACCGGTCGAGCCGTTCAAGGACGATGACGGTATTGCGCAGCGCATAAAGCGCTTTCTGTTTGGCGTGGCGGCCGACCCAGACTTCGACGCGCGCGAGCACTTCCGCATAGAGCGCGGCACGCCGTCCGCCACACCAGCGCCGCAAGGGGGGGCTGGCGGCACGATACAGAACATGCTCAACGGCATGGACAAGCCTGTGTCGCAAGCGCCGTCTCCGTCTGAATATGCCGACGCGATGCGGGCCGTGACTATGCAGACCCGGTCGACCGGCGTCTCCGACGTGAATGTGACGAATCCGCCGCCGCCAGTAATGGCGCCGATTACGGTCAATCAGAACATCACGATGGAACAGGCACCGGCGGCGGCCGCGAAGGCGGTTGCCGATGCGACCGGTGCGTCAGTGCAGGCGGCTGTCGAGGGGTCGCTGGGCGGCGGGTATGCTTAAATGCCGACGATCAACAATGTCGTTAATGAGCCCGCTGTAACCAAGGCCCAAACCACCAATGCGGCGACAGCGAAGCTGCCCGCGTTGGTAGCTGGCACATGACCTTTGACCGGCGGCCACAGTAGCGCCGCCGGTACAAACGCGGCGCTTGCGACTAGCGCAAGCGAGCCGAACAAATATTCGTTGTGTCCCTTCCATCGAGCGATGGCCTTAGCCGCCGCATAGCTCGTGAAAAGGACCGCAAAGAATAGTGTCGCGTTCAAGCCTCCACCCATTTCCCCAGGATACTAAATGTCCGGCCCGGTTTCAATGATGCTCGGCGCATTTGCGTTCGAGTCCCTGGGTTTCGGCTATCAGGACGTCGGGCGCAAGGTGGACACGCCTTGGGCCGACATTCCTGTCGCCGCGACCCTCAACCAGCAGCAATGGACCGGCCCCACCTCAGACGAGGTGACCATCAAGGGCGTGCTGTTTCCAGTCGAGTTCGGCGGGCAGTCGTCGCTCAACGGGCTGATAGCCGCGCAGAATGCCGGCACGCCGCTGATGTTTGTGTCGGGCGATGCCGGTGAGGGCATTATCCGCGGTATGTTCACCATCCAGTCCATATCCGAAGACCGCAGCTTCCACGACCAGCGCGGACGGCCACTGAAGAACGCCTACCAGATCACGCTGAAGCGCTACGGCGCGGCATCGGCGGGCGGCTCGCTGATGGGCTCGCTCGGCAACCTTCTTTGGTGAGCGACATGGCCAACACGTACATTGCGAAGCAGGGCGACGTCGTCGACCTGATTTGCGCCCGTTATTACGGCCGCACCCGCGACGTCACCGAGATGGTGCTTGACGCCAATCCGGGCATTGCCGCGCTTGGCCTGGTCTTGCCGATGGGCACCGCGCTGGTCATGCCGGACGCGCCGCGCAGCACCAAAATGCCGGTGCTTCTCAGTTTGTGGGACTAACCGCCCCGCCAGCCCACAGTCGCAGGTGACCGATGCACCCCATCATAAACATCACGGTTGCCGGCAAGACTGTGTCTTCCGGCTTCTACAGCCGGCTTGTGTCGGCGTCCGTCACCGACAAGGAAGGCATCACGTCGGACACGTTCCAGATGGAGCTGAACGACGGCCCGCCGGATTTTGTCGACCTGCCGACGCCCGGCGACGCGGTGTCCATCTCGATGGGCTACGCCGAAACCGGCGTGCGCAAGCTCGGCGACTTCGTCGTCGACAAGGTGTCAGGCAAGTGCCTCCCTTACAGCGTCAGCATATCCGGCAGGGCTGCGGCCCTGGGGCGGGCCAAGACTCTGAAGGAAAACAAGGAGCGCCATTGGGACAAGAAGTCCGTCAAGGACATCGTCACCCAACTGGCGGGCGAGCTTGGGCTGTCGGCGAAGGTCGACGGCGAAATCGGCGCCTATGTCTATCCGTGGTTTGCGCAGGAAGACGAAACCAACGCCCATGTCTTGAGAAGGCTTGAGCGGCGTCACAACGGGCTGTTCACGATCAAGGGCAACAACCTGATTTTCGCCAAGCGCGGGAGCGGGCTGTCGTCGAGCGGCGTCGGGATGGGCTCGGTGGTCGTCGTGCCGTCGATGATTATCCTCGGCTCCTGCACCTACGAGGCGAACGACCGAACGAAGTACAAGAAGGTCGTCGCCTACCATCAGGACAAGGACAAGGTCGAGCGCGTCGAGATCGAGCAGGACGCCGACGCCGATGGCGAGGCGATCTATCGGTTGCCGGAGCCATTCGCCAGCGTCGAGGAGGCCGACAAGGCCGCAGCGGCGAAGGCCAAGGATTTGAAACGCGGCGAGGGCAGCGCCAAGGTTACTGTCGTGGGCGATTCCTCGATTGTGGCCGGCGTGCCGCTGCGGTTTAGCGGCGTGCGCCCGCAGCTTGATGGCGTGCCGTATGTGATCGACACGGCGACGCACACCTTTAGCAAGACGGCGGGCTACCGCACGGAAATCAGCGCGAAGCTCTACGACGGCTCGTCGGGCGGCGGCAGTGGCGGCAGTGGCAGCGGCAAGGCCGGGCAAGGTGGCGCTGGCACCGGATCAGCGCCGGGCAGCAGCGCCGCAGGCGGCAAGAGCAGCCCGCTGGCTGGTGGCACCAGCGCTCCGTCAGGGTGGGGGACCGATGTGCGAAACGGGTACTTGGACGCGAACTAGCACACCGTAAGGACGATTCCATGCTTATCGAGAACTGGCGCGAGGTGCTCCGCAAGGCGTGGAGCATCCGCCTGATACTGCTGGCCGGGCTGCTGTCCGGCTTGGAGGCGGTGCTGCCGTATATCGGCGCGCTGCCGATACCATCGGGCGTGTTCGCCCTTCTTTCGATGTTTGTCATCGCGGCGTCCTTCGCGGCCCGCTTGATGGCGCAGAAGGATCTAAAGGGATGAGCAGACTTAGAAACGCCGCCCTCGGCGTAACGGCTGCTGGCGCGCTGGCTGTCGGGTTTGTCGGGAATTGGGAGGGGCTTCGGTTAGTCGCCTACCAAGACGTCGTCTCTGTATGGACGGCATGCTATGGCGAAACCAAGGGAATCAAGCCCGGCATGAAATTCACGAAGCAGCAGTGCGACGTGATGTTCATCGAGTCGCTTGAGAAGCACGAAGCCGGCATGCGACGTTGCCTCAAGAATCCCGACGCGCTTTCCGACAAGACCTATGTGTCAATGGTTTCCGCCACGTACAATATCGGGGTCGGCGCCTTCTGCGGGTCTTCCATGGCGCGCAATATCAACGCCGGAAACATCCGCGCCGCATGTGACTCGCTGCTGGCTTGGAACAAAGCCGGCGGCAAGGTCGTGAAGGGGCTGGTCAACCGCCGGGCCAAGGAGCGCGAGCTATGCTTGGCGGGCTTGTAGGCGGCTACGTCAAGCCGGTGCTTTACGGGCTGGCCGTGCTCGCCATCGCGGTGGCAGCGTGGTGGCTTTACAGCGCCGGCTACGACCGGGCCGAAGACAAGTGGTCTGCTCTCTACAACAAGCGCGAGGCCGAAATCGCGCAGGCCGTAGCGGCAGAAACCAACCGCATCCAGCAGGCCAATGCCATGGCGAAGGCCGCCGAAGCTCGCCGCCTCGCCGAACTGGCCGCAGAAAACGCGGCCTTGGAACAACGCATCAAGGAATTGTCGGATGAGGCTGACGCTGATCCAGATCGCGACCGCGTTTGCCTGTCTGACGACAGCCGGCTGCGTGTCGACTCCATCCATTAGGTATGTGCCGTTGCCGCCGCCGCAATTGCTTGAGCCGGACTTGTCGGTGCTCAAGGACTGCCTCGGCCCGATACGGCTGCCGAAGGGCACGCTGACGCAGCGCGATGTCGAGCGGTTGTGGATTACGGATCGCAAGGCGCTCATTGACTGTGGCAAGCGGCACAAGGCCCTCCGCGACTTCTACCAGGAGCGCGACAAAGCAATTCGCGAAGGCCGTGCGCTGTGAGTATCGAAATCGGCATAGCGCTGGCGGTACTGACTGCCATCACGGGCGCTTTCTGGCGCATGTGGGACTTGATTGAAAAGGCCGGCAAGAAGGGCGAGGTTGCGCAATCCAATCTGGACGCGCACCGCCTCCATACCGCCGAGACCTACGTGACCAAAGCCGGGATGCAGGAGCAGACGGCCTTGCTGATGAAGTCCATCGAGCATGTCGCCGACCGCGTGGACGGCATCAATACGCGGCTCGACCGCATACTGGAATCACGGCCTGCCGCCCAGCGGGACACGACATAATAATAAGAACACTATAGCTGTTGTCCTGCTGTGCCGGCTTTCGCCGACCTCAAGGCCATGCAGCACGTGCTTTACGCCCGCTTCCCTCACCGGAAGCGGGCTTTTTTTGTTGTTTCTGCGCCCTCGGCCAGAAACCGCTTGCGTTCCAGAATCAAATTACCCGTAATCATAATTAGGACTGGCGAAACGCACCGTCCTTTCCGCCCAAGCAGGCGACGAAACCCCGAACGCTATCAGGACAGGGCTTGAACCCATGCGCCTTTTGCTTGCCGCCAGACTGGCGGCCGGAGCCATTATTGTCGGCGCGCTTTGCGCGTGTTCCGGCCCGACGAGACACTCCACGAAAGACAAGCCGCACGATATCGGCGTAGCTGCGGCAACCGTCGCCGGCTCCGCGAATGTCCGTGTTGAGCGGACGGACGGGCTGGGCTCCGGCGTCTACATCGGCAACGGCATCGTGCTGACGGCGGCGCATGTCGTGGACGGCGCAAGAGAGGTGAAGCTGCGCAGCGACGTCGGCGACGTCCAGACCGGCGAAGTCCTGTGGGTCAACACCGCATACGACATAGCGGCCATCCGGCCCGCGAGCGCAAAGCGCTTCGCGGAAGCGCGCCTTGAATGTCGGTCGCCGGAAGTCGGCGAGGCGATTACAGCCGTAGGCAATCCGGTCGGAGTCGAGTTCATCACCATGCGGGGTTACGTCTCCGGCGGCGAGCGTGAGGTCACCGGCTTCTGGCGGACCGTGTTCGCCATGGACGCTACGACCATGCAGGGCATGTCGGGCGGGCCGGTATACGACGCCGATGGCGACGTGGTGGGCATTACGGTGGGCGCTGTCGGCACGAGGCCAGGTGGCGGGCTGGGGCTGGCCGTCCCGGCAAGCGTGGTTTGCGGGCTGCTTGGGCGGGCGCAGGTATGACCCGCCTTTTCATCGCGAATTTCGCAGGTGCATGTGTCGTCGCATGGGCGTGGTGGCTCGGTCAGCTGGACCGCTTCTACGACCACGGCGCTGTGTGGCTGTTGGCCGGCGTGTTTGCGGCGGGCGTCGTGTCGGCGTTCCTGTCGCTCGCCCGCAAGACCGCGGCGCTGCTGAAAGCCGAGCACCTTGAGGACTTCGTCAAGGCGCTGTTTGTCATCGGCATCATCGGGAATGCGTGGGGGATGTTGCAGGCGTTCGCAGGCATCGACCCGTCGGCGTTGAGCGAGCCCGCACGGGCCGCGGAGGCCGGCGCGAATCTGCTGGCGGGCGCCGGGACAGCCTTCGGCTCCACCCTTGTCGGGCTGACGCTTGCGCTCTGGATGATGATCAACGTCCGCATCGTCAATACCGCGCTTTCGCTGCGGGGTGCCTGACGTGCGGCGCTCGTCGGACTCATGGCTGTGGGCTTTCGTCGACCAGTTGTTGATCGGCAGCTTCACCTTCATGGCGCTGGCCGTCCTAATCCTGCCGAGCCTCAATCCGCCGGCTGTTGCCAACCCCGAAGCGACCCGGCCACCGGGTTCCATCGCGGTGGCTATAGCCTGGCCAGACGGACCCGCCGACGTCGACCTTTGGGTGCTTGCGCCCGGAGAGCCGATTGCCGTGGGCTACGCCAACAAGTCCGGCAAGGTGTTCAGCCTGCTCCGCGACGACACCGGTGTCGACGGTGATATGTCGCCGCTGAATATGGAGAATGCCTTCGCGCGGGCTACGCCGGCCGGCGAGTACGTGGTCAACATCCACGGCTATTCGCTGCCGTTTGGCACGACGAAGGTCTACGTCGAAGTGTCTCTCGGCAGGTCGGCCGACAGCATGAAGCTCCTGGTGTCGACGGAGTTGGAGCTTCGCCACCAGCAAGAACGGACGGTCATTCGCTTTAGATTGGACGAGCGCGGGCAGGTCGTGTCCGGCTCCGTCAACAACGTATTCAAGGCTTTGAGGAGTGCACGAAAATGACGTCACTTATCGTAATCGGCATCGCATTCAGCGTCGCCATGCTGTGCGGTGCGTGGGTTCTAGCGCACGGCGCGATGAAGGAAGGCGAAGACGAGTGACCACCGTCGCTACCGTCTGGCTGGCGCTCGCCTTGCTCTTGTGCGGCTTCGCATGGGCGTCAACGCGGCGCACGCCAGCCCTGACGCTGCCCGCGATGACGGTGCTTGCCGCGCTCGCTATGTATGTCCCGCTCGGTCAGCCGCAGTTCACCGCGCCGCCGCCCGGCAACTACACCGTCGTCGGCGCTAAGATCGTCGTCCCGTCGGCCACAGACAGCGGCGCTATCTACGTCCTGCTCGATAGCGGCACCGGCGAGCCGATATATTACGTCCTACCGTACAGCGCCGCCCGTGCAGGCGAATTGCAGGGCGCGCTGGATGGCGAAGGCGGCGTTGTGGCCACGGTCGGGGAGGACGGTGGCGTCCGGTACGACGGCGAGCCGCCTGTGACCGGCGACGCGCCAAAGCAGGCGGAGCAGCCCGCATACACCATCGACGGCTGACGCCGCAGGCCGATGCCGTCGCAGGCTGAAACAAGGACATGCGCATTGACGATTCCATTGACCGACGAACAGATTGCGTCCGCTGCGGTCGCATACCGCGAGCAGGGCAGCATTCGCAAAACCGCCGCCTTGCTTGGGCTGTCCTACGGCGCGGCACACAAGCGCGTCACGCGCGCTGCGGAACGCGGGCTGCTCGGCACAAAGCCGGTGTTGCCGGGCTACGAGATAAAGAGCATCGCCAGCAAGCAGGGCGAGGCGTGGGTGCGGCAGGGCAAGGCGGCCGGCGAAGTGTTCGAGATGCCGGACGGGCACACCGCCAAGGGCTACAGCGCACTTGTCGATGCCGAAGGGCGGGTCATCCAGAAGTGGGTGAAAACGCGGGAGACGCCATCGGCCGCCGACATTGCCGACATTCTGGCCAAGCGCTTCCAGCACTATGAGCCTGCCGCCCCCTCCATCAAGCTTTCTTCATTGGGTGACGCCGACTTGCACTGCCTTGTGCCGTGTAATGATTGGCATGTTGGAATGTTCGCGTGGGTGCGGGAGACAGAGACGAATTGGGACTTGAAGATCGGCCCGCGCGTCATCGGGGCGGCGATTGACGAGACGATAGGCCGCTCGCCTATCAGCCATACGGCAATAGTGCTGGGCGGGGGAGACTTGACCCACGCCGACAACAACGACAATCGCACGAAGCGCTCGGGCAATGTGCTTGACGTCGATGGCCGCCATACGTCCGCACCGTGGACGCGGCGTTGCACCGGCATGGCCGCGTGCTGGTGCGCAACCTCAAGGGCAATCACGATGACGAAACCGCACCGTCAATCGCGTGGTTCCTGAAAGCTTGGTATCGCAACGAGCCGCGTGTTCACGTCGACATCGACCAATCGCTTTTCTGGTACCATGAACACGGGCAGACCATGCTTGCCGCAACGCACGGCCACGCGGCGAAGCTGCGGGACATGCCGCAGATCATGGCGACTCGCCGCCCCGAGATGTGGGGCAGGACGCGCTATCGCTACGCGCATGGGTTTCATGTTCACCACAAGTCCGGGTTCGTGGCGGAGGAAGGCGGCGTCGTGGCCGAGTCGCACCAGGCGCCAATCCCGCAGGACGCATGGCACTACGGCGCCGGGTTCCTGTCGGGCCGATCTGTGCAGGCTATCAGCTACCACCGACTATACGGCGAGAACGGTCGCGTTCGGGTAGCCGTTCTTGACGGCGGGCCAGTGGCGGCAAACGACAACACCCCGCAAGCGAGGGCGGCATGAGCGTAGTTCGCATCATCGGCGACGTGCACGGCAAATTCCGCAGGTATCGCGAGATCATCCGCGGCGTGCCGTTCAGCATCCAGGCCGGCGACATGGGCGTCGGTTTTCGGCGACAGCACGGAGATTTCACCTGGATGCCCAACCCGCCGTTCGACGCCATGTCGGAAGGCAGGCATCTGTTCATCCGAGGCAATCACGACAACCCGTCTATATGCAAGACGCAGCGCTACTGGATACCTGACGGGACGACAGTCGACGGCATCTACTGTCTTGGCGGCGCGGTCAGCATCGACCGGGCTTACCGCACCGATGGCCTGGACTGGTGGCCGGACGAGGAATGCAGCTACGCCGAACTTGAGCGCATGATCGACGAGTATGCGGCCATCAAGCCGGAAATCGTCATCACGCACGACTGCCCGGATTCGATTGCCAACGAAATGCTAGCCGCGCTCACCCGGCGAAAGATCGAGGACGGCAGTCGGACACGACAAGCGTTGGAGCGAATGCTCCATCTACACCAACCGCGCGAGTGGTATTTCGGCCATTGGCATGTGTCGTTGCAGTTCAAGTCCGGTCAAACCCTGTTCCGCTGCCTTAATGAATTGGAGTACGCAGATGTCGAGCTTTGAACACTTCGATTGGTGCGGCATAGAGAAGCGCTACGTGCCCCGCGACACCGTGACCGAGACGACCTTCGGGGAACTAGACGACGCCGCCCGCTGGCATGTCGAGGGCGCGCTGCGACCTGCCAACGACAACGCCCCCACCATCGACGATATGGGCCGCCTGCAGGGCTATCTCTATCTCGGCAGCCCATACAGTAAATACGAGCTTGGCCATGACGCAGCGGCCTATGTCGTCGGGCGTGCCGCTGGGCAGCTTATGGCGCGCGGCTTGCGAATCTACTGCCCTATCGTGCATGGGCATTATATCGCCAAGACGCACAGGCTGCCGGAAGACTGGAGCTTCTGGAAAGACCAGTGCCAGCCGATGATCGACGCGGCGTCGGCGCTTATCGTCCTGCAGATGGATGGATGGGAGGAAAGCGTCGGGCTGACGTACGAAATCGAGGAGTTTCGTCGGGCTGGCAAGCCAGTCGCATATGTGACGCCGGCAGCGTTGAACCATGCGTGTAGGAGGGTGGCATGACCCCCTACACCAGCGGCGCCCTCATCGCGGCGGGCGTTAGCCCCATGCCGATGGAGGAGGCGGCGCATCGCGCCTTTAATGCTGTCGGCGAGCACGACGGCAAGCTTGTCCGAAGCGCGCTGTATTCTTCGGACGCAACCACGCAGAAGTTTTGGGATGAGTTTGTGCAGGCGCATCGCGCGCTGCACCGGAAGGAGGCGGCGTGATGGAAGATAGATACTTCATGTCCACGGACGGCTGCGGCCACTGGTACGTTATCCCAGTCGCCCGGCAACATGAATGGGAGGAGTGGGTCGACATCCCGGAGGATGACGAGCGTGCGTGGGACGCACCAGAGTTCGCCGAGCCGGTCGGCGGCTCGCCCTCCTGTGTCACATTCACCAGCCCCTTGGTGCCACAATGAAACCCGGAGACAAAGTAGCCTGCGTCGATGACGCATTCCCTTACGGCGTTGGCCCGCAAGGCATAAAGGCCGGCGAGGTCTACACCGTGTCATGGGTGGGCCAGTGGAATCACCCGGTAGACGGCACGTACCGTGGCGTCCGGCTGGCTGAATTGCAGCGGGGCGCGGACCCTGCTTGCTATTGCGACGACCTGCCGTTCCGCGCATCGCGGTTCAAGCCGGTGGTGGCGCCGAAGAGTGAGCGAGTGATGGAGGTGGCGGAATGAAGCGAGTGCTGATCTGCGGCGGGCGGGATTACGCCGACCGCGACAAGCTTTACCGGGAGATGGACCGCATTTGCCAAGAGCGCGGCTTTTATCACGGAGGCGATTCCAGCGGTGAGCCAAACTGGCTGCCTAACGTGACTGTTATCAGCGGGATGGCGAGGGGCGCGGATTCTCTCGGTTGTGGATGGGCGGAAACCAACTGGTGCCCGGTACTTGAATTTCCCGCAGACTGGCGTCGGGACGGTCGCGCTGCTGGGCCTATTCGAAATCAGAAGATGTTGGACGAAGGAAAGCCCGATGTTGTCGTTGCCTTTCCTGGCGGGCGCGGCACGGCCGACATGGTGCAGCGGTCCCGCCGTGCGGGCGTTGAGGTTTTGGAGATTGCCGCATGACCGAGAGCATGATTGAGCGGGTGGCGCGGGCAATCGCAAAGGCGGACGCAAGACCATACGAAGACGCGCCGAATCTGTTTTGCGGCAAGGCTCGCGCTGCTGTCGAGGCAATGCGTGAGCCGACAGACGCGATGGTGGACGCTGCGTGGGACGCGATAGGCGAGGGCTATGACACGATGGCAGCGGCGATCTCGGCCGCCGCTCAAGCCGCCCTCAACGAACAGGTGGCCGGATGACCTACACCGGAACAAGCCGCTATGGCTTAAACCGCGCGCAGCCCCAGCCTACGCCTCACCAACTCTACAGCCCTTGGGGCCATCAGCCAGACAACGACAACACCCGGAGGCCGCGCACATGGCCGCCGATGATCGGCCTCACCGGCAAGCGCAACGTGGGCAAGTCGACGGTGGCTGCGATGCTGGAGGAAGAATATGGCTTCGAGCGCATTCATGCGTTTGGCGCTGGCAAGCACGCTGCCGCCGCCTGGTTCGATTATGTCGGCGGCGACGGCGACCGGATGGTGTGGGGCGACCTGAAAGACCAGCCGTCCGAATACCTGCCGGGCGGCGTAGCGCCGCGGTACTTCCTTGAGCGCTTCGGCAAGTTCATGGGCGAGGAAATGGGCGTCGCGTGGACCTTGGGGCTGGAAATCATCCTTGCCCGCGAACGCAACCCGCGCGCCCCCATCGTGGTGGAGTCCGTCGTCTACGAAGCGGATTGCTTCAAGCGGCTGGGCGGCACGATATGGCGTCTTGAGCGCCCCGGACACAGGGGGCCGGTCGGGCAGGAGTCGGACGCGGAGCAGGCGCGCATCGTCGAGGACGCTATCATAAGTGCTGCGACCGTCGACGATCTTCGCCGGCAGGCACGCAACCTTTATCAGCAAATAGGGGGTGGGACGTGATGCTCACATGGGCAGACAACACCGCGTGCCGCAACGGGCAGGCGGTCGGCACCGTGTCCGAGGACCGCGGACGCTGGATGTGGCATATCGAGGCCGTACGCGGCGCGCATGTCACGAAGGTCTACGGCTGGTGTCGGAGTGCGGTTGCGGCCCGCAAGGCACTTGAAGGCGCGTGGGCCAGGTGGTGTGCGGCCTACGGGCTGGTGGCCGGCTAGTCGCCTGCAACACCTAATTCAGCCCCGCCTCGTGCGGGGCTTTTTTGTTGGCTACAGGTCGCCCCACGGCCCGCCAATCGAAATGTCCCGAAGCAGCGCGTGCACGTCGTCCATCTGGGCGTCGGTCGGCTGTGGCCGGTCTACGATGCGACCGCCTTCACCAATGTCGCCGCCAAGCGGCAGGGCAAACATGCGGTTGCCGCCATGGGCGACCAGAAACTCCAAGCCAGGGATCGCGGCCCGCATAATGGTTGCGGTGCGCTCGCGCTCGTCGGCTGTCGTATTGTCGGGGAAGGCAATCATGATGAGCGGCAGCCCGCTGGTCGGCCGCGATGTGGGGAATGGGATGACGTTCATTGGCGCTCTCCTTTCCCGTTGATGTTCGCGTTTTGTTCTCGTATTGTCAAGTCATGCCAGACTGGTCGTCCATAACCGAGCTTGCCGAGATGATGGTTGCCAGGGCGCGCGCCCGCAAGCGGGTGGTGCTGTCGTCGGAAACCGCCTACATCGTCGGGCTCAGGCTGATGACTGTTGATGCGCGTCCGACGCGGGATGCCGTGGCCGGGATGATCTGCGACAGCAAGTGCACCAAGCTGTGCATCCCGTGCATCTGCAAGGCGAACGTGATCGTCAACGCCTATGGGCGCGGGGTGGGGGAATGA